TAAGGGTGGTAATGACAACTATTCCCCGACAAAGGTATTTAACACATTGATTCCTTACAGTTCTACAAAGGCTGGGCATATCCTTGGGTCGCTTGCTGAAGTACCAGCGTTTTCTGGTGCTGTTATTAGAGCCTATGAAGCACACGGTGGTAAGCCAGAACACTCCAGCACTATGAAGAAAATCCTTTCACCATTGCAGGACTTTGGTGAAGTTCAGTTCTTTGCCGTCAACGGAAACGGTCAAGTTGTTCAAAAGAGAAGAATCATTACTCCTAGTGTTGAAGTAACTCTTAAAAAGTACTTTAACCTATCATACACAGCAGATGGTCACAAGACTTGGACATCTAAGGATAGAACTCAGACCAGCCCTGCCCCTGCCAACACAGAGCACACGGCTCCGACTGCCAGCAACCCTGCACTAGAAACACCAACAGTTCACGAGCAGAAACTTGCAGACATTACTTCCTTTGAAGCCATCTCTAATGTGCAGGTTGAAGGTCAGAACTTCCAGCAATGGGAAGTCATCCGTAACAAACTGAACTACCAGATTATTCGAACAAAGGTTAACGGAACCCAACAGTTCAAGTTGTTCAATCAGTCCTCATTGTTCATTGGTCAATTCCACCACGAGCAAGAGGCTGTGGATGAAATTTTCGCAAAAGAGTTTGCCGAGAAAGGACTAAAGTATGTCCGATAATCAATCAATGGAGGCTGTCCTTGATGACTTCAAGAAGGGTGGCTGGATTATGGCTGTCCTTGGAGGGCTTGGGATGCTTGCTAGGCTCATTTTGACCAACGAGGAGTACAAGGTAGCCATCTGGACAAGAAAAGTCATTGCAGGTGGCATTGTGGGGGTAATCAGTTACTTTGCCCTATATGGGGTCTCCATTGACCCGATGTACAAGTCTGTATTGTGCTCTATTTCTGGTTCTATTGCACCCGAACTATTTGAGTATGTGCGGAGAAAATTTATACAAAAAGCGAAATAATTATGGCTAAATATACTCCAGAAGGAACATTTCTTCCAGATTATAACAAGGGAGACGAAACCAAACTTGACATAGATTTGTTGCGTAGAAAATTTACCGCAAGAGTCAATAATTTATACACTCCTCAATTAGAAGGAGGAATCCAGATTGATAAAAGGCTTAATATTGACCCTAGGGTTCTTTATAGATGGGTTGGGCTTGATGCTATTAAAGATTTTGATTCAAGCGGACTTATCAGAGGTCCAGAAATAGCAGGGTTTGCGGACGAAGCCGTTATGGGTCAGCAACCTCCGTTTTTTTCTCAAGGTATGCCATTGTGGCAATACGCTGGAGGAGTTAGTGCTGGAACAGGAACTGCAAAGTCGGCTAGTAACCCATATTTAATTGGTACTGTTGGTGCTGATTGGACTTCAAGAACAGGTACAAGAACTGTAGATGACTCACAGGTTGTTAAATCTAACTTCGAAGATTACATTGAACAAGAAAGAGGGCTTACTCGTGGAGCAAGAGATGCTGTTGTTGACACCCGAATGGAGTTAAAAAAACTTGCTCAATTTGTAGAAGAATTAAGAGAAACTAAAAGTCACAGCCCTCGACATATTGAGGGTGTGATGAAAAGATATCAAACAATTCTTGAAGGAATTAAACCTCACGAAAGAACACTTAATAAATATTTACACGGAACTGAAGGACTTGAGCAAGTATATGACGATGAAGTTCATCTTGATTCTTTAGGTAAATCTATTGGTGCTGACTTAGGTGTTACTACTTTAGATTTTACGCCAGAAAGAGAATGGCTAGGTGAAAAAGGAGGCGAAAGGCAGTTAAATCAATTTTCAAATATGCTTATTGAAAGAAGAGATGAGTTGTCTCGTCTTACTGATGACCTCCAACCAAGTCCAAGCACTTTTAATTTAACTCCTAGACAGTATAGAACTTTTAATGGAAGAAACGCTACAAGTTTTGCTCTTCCAAGATGGCTTAAATCAATGGATAATTCTACTGACTTAAAACCGTCTGATTCTGCTTTGTTTGAAAGAATTAAAAACGGAACAGCAACGCCAGAAGAATTAAATGCTCTATATGGTATGGGGAGATTTGATTATGACTTAAATGATATGGGTAATCCGTTAAGACACCTAGACCTTAGAAGAAGTGGTTCTGGTGCAATGTATCACGAAAGATTACCAAACACACGAATTCAACCAAGTAATGCAAATTGGAGTGAAGGCTGGGAAGTTCCTTCTGCATATCTTGATGTAAAAGACAGACCTTTTGCCGTGTGGCAATATACTAAAAACGGTCTTAGACTTGTTAACCAAGGAAATAATAATCCTGTGCTTGGCAACAGACCAATTCCAACAGAACTACAAGACCCATATCTCACATATATGGATTTGGCTGAATCTAAAGCAAGAATGGCTCCAGACTTAACTAGTCAAACAGGAAAAATTAGAATAGAAAAGTTTGCCCAGCCAGATAGCGTTTTTTCACTTTCAAATGTAATTGATGAATCAACAAAAGGCAGTCGTGCTTATGGAAGAAAAGGTTTTGTAGATATGAATTTGCTTACACAGCCACTTCAACGCCACGCTCAATCGTTTGCTAATGTTGCCAAGGGTGTTACGGAAAAAGATGAGTTCCTTGCAATGATGCAAAAAGGATTAAGCAATCCAGACCACGCTAGAAATTTTGCTACGAACTACACAAGGAACCCAGCCTTAAGAGGGGCGGTTAACGCTGAAATGGGAGCAAGTGCTATTAAGTTTTTAGGAAAGGTTGGAGCCGTAGCAGGTATTGTAACTGCTCCGTCATCTGCTGTCGAAAGAAGAGACAGGATATTCTCTGACTGGGCTACTAACAATAGAGGGTATCCGCATCCAATCCAAGATTTTGGTATGAGAGTACAGGCTGGTATGGAGAACGCACTAGCAGTAGGAACTATGGGAATTTCTGATGAATATTTACATCCAGAATGGAGAGAGCAAATAGAGCCTGTACAGAGAGGATACTACTCAGACAACGGTCAGCGTGTTCCTAACTGGGTTCCTAACCTGCAAAGCACATTACTCGCAAAATAGTTATGCAAACTAAATGGCTCAAAAGTTTCCAAATGGGGGTGTTTCTATGCCTCTTTGTAACCTTTACTTTAACAGGGTGTTCAACCGTAGCACCTACCCCTCCTGTCATAATTTCTAACAACAATGAAAAAGACTCGTACATCACGAAGGTCGAAGAAATCGTCTCTGAGTCTGTTTCTGCTCTCGTTGCTGTCGCTCCTGCCCTCCCTGCTGGAATCCCTAGAGAAATTATTGAAGGGCAAATCCAAAGACTGAGCGGGTTGAGCAAGCCGTCAGTCGTTAAGGTTGCTGAGTTTCAGCGTATAATTAAAGAGAAGGACGAGAAGGCTGTGGTCAAAGACCGTGCTGAAGCCGTCAAAGTCGATGCAGAAACAACGGAACTGTGGGCAAAAGTAGAGGCACAAAACAAGAAACTATCCGAAGCCAATGCACTAAAACTGCAAGCAGAACTAAAAGCGAAAGAAGAAACCAAGACCAGAGTAGTGTACCAAGCGAGTTCGGCTTGTTTAGGGTTATTGATATTCGGAATTCTGGTAACTGCATTTAGTTCGTGGAAGATTTCTGGTCTTACGATTGTCGCTCTGTCCTCTTGTGGCATTGGAGCGGTCTGGTGGTTCCTATCTTGACAGACCAACCTATTAGAGCAAACTTGGCTTGCTCAAATAAGTTCGTGCGATGGTTTGTTTGCTGTTGTTGGCGTTGCGTTCCATTTGGGACTTACAGAGAAACGGTGCTACCACCTTCGCACGAAAGGTGGCTAGTGCCTATTCGTCTTCATCTTCTAATGGCTCGTGTCGCTTAATAACAGGCTTTGGCTCTGGGAGCATACCCATACCCTTGTCAATGTTGTAGTCCACAATCATACAGGCTTGGCTTCGGGTCAGACCGTCTTTGACCATAAAGCACTCAACAATGGTCTCATAGTCGTACAGGATGCCTCCTGTAAGCCCTTCCAGCCCTAGGATGGCTTGGTCTAGCCATTCCCTAGGTTCAAGGAAGATGCCCACAGGGTAGTCCCTGTCGTTATCCTTTAATTCCGCTTTTGAAAGCCTTCTCGGTTTTGGCATCTTTGAATTTGTAGAGGTAAATCTTACGGATAGAGATAGGACTAGTCCTTACTCTTGCTTGAACGAATTTTACGCTTCCGTCTCTTAGATGCTTTACTAATCGCATCTGCAAGTTTCTTAGAGGTATGGAATATTTCTCCGCTAACTCGATGGAAGACAAGTATCCTTTCGGTCTCGGTTCTGATGTAACCTTCCTGTACTGACCTCTGGAATTTACCTCGTTCAGAAACTGGCTGGTTGTTATCTTCATTTTCTTTCGTGGCTAAAGATAAACTCTTTTCCAACTCGGTGGGCTTGCCAGACTTTCCAGTCGTTACCTTGTACGAATCCATAGAGCCATCCAGTACCCCACTTAGAAGTAGCCAATCGGTTCTTCGCATAACGCATTTCACGCTTCTTGCAGAGACACCCACCAGAAAAACCAACTGTACCTCGATATCTTCGTGCGTTGGTTTGCTGGATGCTGTGGATGTGTCCCATAAGGACTGCCCCTTCTTCCAGTCCGTAATGTATTGCGTGTTCTTCCACCGCTCGCACTCCGCAAGTGTATCCGTGGACTGTTCGTACTTTTCCCAAGGTGTGGACACCATCTTCAGCGTGATAGGGGTAGATTTTCTTACACCCACCCACTTTAAGGGTAGTTCGAATAGAGGCATCCATTTCTTCACAATAGTCTTTAGCCATTGCGTTATGCGATGAGTGAATAATTTGGTCGAGGCGGTCTTCGTGGTTTCCATAATGAAATACAGTAGGGCAGGTGTGTTGTAAGAAATGCTTTCCCCATTGAAGGTCATCCTCAAGGGATTCTCCTTCTTCTTTCATACTTCTACCAGACCTAATACTGCGAAAATCGAAACAATCTCCTAGGTGAATACGCTCCTCTGGAGCATAGGACTTAATAAATTTGAACAGAGCAGATGAGGCATCCTCGTCCACCATATCTCCGTGGTTGTCCCCAAATGCCACAAATTTGATGTACTTACTCACGAGTGGTTGGCATCTCCATTTTCTTTGAGCGTAGGAATAGCAGAAGGTTCTCTGCGTCCTTGACCGTCAAGTAGATGAACTTCGCTCCGCTTCTCTTCGCACCAGACAGCAGGAAGGATAAACGGTTGTCCGCTCGCTGTACGGATTTCTTTGACGGAGTTGGCATTGTGGAGGATTTGGATAAGTTCTTCAACGCTAAGACCAAGGAGGAGGGCAGACGCTTTGAGACCATTTTGGTTATTGTGATTCATACTTGTTGAGAGGCTTGGCAAACAGTTTAGTCCATAGAGCCTTTGCATACACAAAGTATTCTTTGGTTTTAGTAACCTCTGATTTGGTTTGATTCTTTTTTCCCGCAACAAGATACCCGCCACCGTG